AGCCCCCGCCGCAGCCGCAGCCGCAGCCCACGCCGCATCCCACGCCGCATCCCTCGCCGCATCCCTCGCAGCCCCCGCCGCATCCCTCGACGCATCCCACTCAGCGTCGGTCGCCTCGCCTCGCGCGTACCGCTCCACGACATCCAGTGCCGCGACCGAGCGCGGGTCGGTCATCAGGTGCTGCACCTGACGCGCACACCACACGGCATACAGCCGAATCTCGCGGTCGTGTCCGGTGACTGCACGCAGACACCACAGCGCGTCGTCGAGGCCGTTGCTGTCGAGAATTGTGGCGATGCCCAATGGCTCATCGTCAGCGGCAGTTTTGCCGAGATACCGCAGCAGTTTTTGCCAGCCATCGGCGCATGGATAGTGAACGCGGATAGCGTTAAGCGTCGTCATCATTCTTTTTCTCCCAGCGCCGCAGCAGCACGTACAATGGCTCGACGGGTTGCGGCGTAGGGGTCAAAGGTTCCTTCTAGCGGCTGAAACTCGTCTGCCTCCACATGCGGATGGTCAAACGTCACGCACGCACCGCCGGGTCCAATCTCAAGCGTCAGCACTTTGGCGATTCCCAACTTCACTGCCAACCGCAGCGCATCGCCGTCGTCGGTAAGAGGGTTCCAGATTGTTTCTCCGCGCCCGCCTTTCCAGAAGGCGTCAAGTTCTTCGCACCAACTTCCAAGGTCAACCCCTGCCGCTCTCGCGGCAGCTTCAAGCAGTTCTCGGTCGGTCATTCCTGCTCTCCCACCGCCGCTCATTTCGTCTCCTTCGGTGCTTCAGGGAGTGTCATCCAATGGGTGGGCGGAAAGGGATGCGGCCACCGTGACCACACTTCATTGCAGTACCAACCACAGTACATGTCGGTGGTGTAGTCGCTGCGCGGGCCTACGCCAATTGCGACCACCAGCACAACTGTTGATTCTTCAGGCAGTTGCCCGCTGCATTTGACCCAATTGCTCATTTGCTTTCCCCCAGCGCCGCACGCAGCGCGTCGATCACGGGTTGGATGCCCGGCGCGACAGTGCGTGCGTGTCCATGCTGCAACTCAATCAGCGCCGCCAGCGCCAGCCGCATCGCTTCGCGGTGGTCGGGTGGGGTGGGGTAAAGCGGCGAACACCCTACCCACGTCCATCGCGTGTCGCAGTGAACGAGCGGGTCGCTGATGCCGTCGACGGCCCATGTCGTGTCTTCTCCATCAGCGTAGTGGTGCATCCACGCCACTGGCTCCGCGCTAGGTGCGGGCTGCGCTGCCAGCGAACACCAGTGCGTGCCCTCGGCACTGCTACGGATGTAAGGGCACGGCTCCGCGCTCGGTGCTTCGGGTGGAGTGGCGTAGAGCGGCACGGTGCGTGATGGTTTACGTCCGTTGTATTCGTGCGGATGGAACTCTCGATGTACTACCGATCCAACGTCGTATTCGTAGATGTAGCAGTACGGCTCCGCGCTCGGTGCTTCCGGTGCTGCCGCGAGCATGGCGCGATACACAACCCGATGCAGTGATTCAACCGCAGGGCCATTGTTCAGCTCCGCCTCAATCGCAGCATCGAATGAGACGAGCGCAGACTCCTGCATCGCGTCGAGCATCTGCTCCGTCGGCTCGACGGGGACTAGTTTCCACTCGCTCATCGCTCGACCCCCAGCGCCGTCCGCAGCGCATCGATTGCCACCTGCCGATCGCGCCGGGAAATGCAGTCCGGACACTGCGGGTTGCCGCAGTCGGCTTCTTCGTCCGCCTGCTGGCCTTCGAGCCAGTGCAGCGTCTCGTGCGCCGCTTCGAGCAGCGCGACGTTGAGCGGCGCGAATTTCCGCCGGCAATCGCGGCACATCCACATGGCGACGCGTTGCGTGCCATCATCGACCAGCGTCGCAATCGACTCGTGCTCGCAGGCCACGGGGTCACTCGCCATGATCCGGCTCCTCTGTGTAGAAAACGGGCTCGCCGCGGCGCTGCGGCTTGCGCGGCAGTGGTCGCCACGCCACGTGATTGCTCTCGTCGCTCCAGTCGCTGACGATGGACACGCCGCCGCTGGTGTAGATAAGCAGCTTCACGCCGCGGGGCGGCGGGCACTCATCCGGCCACAGGAAACGGTCGGTCTCGGGGCTGCTGTAGGCGGGCAGGACTTTGCTGTCGCTCATACGTTCCACCAGGCACGCGGCCGCTCTCGGCACCGCTCCAACTGCGACTCCACCGGGTGCCGCGTCATGTGCCGCAGCCGGGCCAGCAGCGCGCGGTCGTTCTCCGCGCCGAGCCGGCGTCGCATCTCGTACAGGTGCGCGGTGAGCGTCTGGCTTGTCATGGCGAGCCGCTGCGCGATGCCTGCGCGGTCTAGGCCGGTCAGCATCAGGTCGGCGATGTCGCGGTGGCGGTCAGTTAGGGTGCTCATGCCGCGAGAGTTGAAAAAAGGTCGGCGCCAGCCGACTCGGCGGCCCGCAGGTTTGCGACAGCCTGCGCGTAGTACGTGTCTTTCAACTCGACCCCGATGAACCTGCGCTGCATTTCGATTGACACGTAGCCCTCGCTGCCAATCCCGGCAAACGGCGACAGCACCACGTCGCCGGGATTCGTCCATAGGTCGATGCCGCGACGAATTACCTCCAGCTGCAGCGGGCAGATGTGCCGCTCGTCGTCGTGTTCGCGGGCGCTGCGATACTGCAGCGTGTCCGACGAATCGATGTCCATCCAAACCGGCGACGCGACGCGCTGCCATTTGTCTACCGGGTATTGACTGACATCGTGACGCACGCGGTCGTCAATCTCTCCGGGGGCGCGCATCGTCACCAAGTAGTCTGGAATGCCCTGGCGGGACATCGACGCATTCTCGCGGACAGTCTTGTGCAGCAGCCCGAGCGCCTTGGTACGCTGCATGGCCGTCACCGGATCTTTCCAGATGCACACCTCGGAAGCGTAGATGAATCCTTCCGCCTGGAATGCGCGAATCAGATCGCCCCGAAAGTCTCGCAGCCCGATATAGCCGTCGCGCTCCTTGCTGGTCGGCATAAGCATGCAGTGGAACGAGACATTGCGACCGGGCTTCATCACGCGGCGCAACTCGCGGATGATGAACGCGAAGTGCTCGAAGAACTCCGCGTCGCTGCGGCAGTTGCCGAGGTCGCGCGGCGAGTTGCTATAGGTGTAGAGGGATGCGAACGGCGGCGAAAAAATCGAATAGTGAATGCTCTGGTCGGGCAGTCCGCGCAGGACTTCGGCGCTGTCGCCGTGGTACATCGCAAAGCCGCGGCCGGCGTCTTGTTGCAGGCAGTTCATACGGACTCCAGAAGAAAGGAAGGGGGCGAGACGATGGTGCGCGCGTGATAAGCGTTTGTTTCCTTCGACGCGCCGAACACTTCAGCACGTACCGCGTCGCCGGTTTCCGCAGCCAGCGCGTCGCCCATTGCGGCGGCGTCGCGTTCTTTGCGCTTGAGGTTGGCAACGATCGCGCCCTCTGCGTCGGACGCAAAGATATGAACCGCAACGGGGCGTTTTTGGCCGAACCGCCAGCAACGGCGGACGGCTTGGTAGTACGACTCAAACGAGTCGGTTACGCCGACAAAGGCCATCTGAGCGCAGTGCTGCCAGTTCAGCCCGAAGCCCGCGATGGACGGCTTCGTGATGAGCACGCGAATGCGGCCGTGCGCGAAGTCGGAGAGCCTGCGCTCTTTTGTGTCAACGTCGTCCGAGCCGCGAATCTCGACCGCGCCGGGAATGGCCGCGCGCAGTGCGTCGCCTTCCGCGTTAAGGTCGCACCAGACGACCCACGGCTCGCTGTCCGCGTTGATGATTTGCGCGCACGCATCGACTCGAGCGCCGAGCGAATCGCGGCGTGCAGTGCGGCGGTCCATCAGTGTCAGCGCCTCGACGGCGAACAGCATCCCGTCGGCCGGCGCAGTCTCATGCTCGACGCTGTGCTCGGTGACGTGCAGGCCCGGCAGCCGGTACGCGCTGCCATCGTGCCCTAGATCCTCCGGCGACCGAATGACGGCTCCCCACGACGCGACCCATTGCCAGAAGGCCCGGCGCGCGTGTCCTTTGAGACGCCATACTTGCGTTTCGCCGCCGTCGTGCGTGAAAAATTCCGCGAGCATTTCAGTGCGCGAGCGGATGCCGAGGAACTCCGCGTGCGTGCCAAGCTCCGTCCAGTCGTTTGGCGCGGGCGTTGCGGTGGCGCAGAGCTTGTACGGCGTGCGCGCGAAGGCTTCCGTCAGGATGCGGAACGTCTTGGCATCGTGGTGCTTGATGATGCTCGACTCGTCCAGCACCACGCCCGCGACGCGCGAGACATCGAATCGGTGCAGCCGCTCGTAGTTCGTGATGTTGATGCCGGGCCGCATGTCGTCGCCAGTGCGGCAGTGCGTGACCGAGACACCGATATCCGCGCCTTCTTCTGTCGTCTGCTCCGCAACCGCGAGCGGCGCAAGAATCAGCACGTCGCCGCCGATATGACGCACAACCGCGTCCGCCCATGCCAACTGCATCCGAGTCTTGCCGAGCCCGGTGTCCGCGAAAATTGCCGCGCGGCCGCGCTTTGCCGCCCACCGCACGAGGTCGTATTGGTGCGGGAACAGCGGCAGATTGCGGTCGATGTAATTAAAGCCCGACGCGGTGTGCGCGCGAAACTTTGCCGAGATGAAATCCGCGTAGTCAGACATTGATGTGTACCTCGTAGGCAAGCGTCCGCTCAACAGCGCGCACCGACACGCTGTAGCGCGCCGCAATCGCCGCGTTGCTCATCTCGGCGTTGATGCGCGCCCGTTCCTGCTCGCGCACCTGGGCCAGCCGGCGAATCTCGCGCACCTGCTCTGCTGTCAGCTTCGTGTGCGGCAGGCGCTCGCCCCGCGGGGCTAGCTCGCGCGCACGCACCTGATACTCGTGGCGGTTCATGCCGTCACCCCGCCTGGCGGCACGATGTCGCCGCGCACGTAGAGCACGGCAAGCTCGGTGCGGTTTGTCGCGCCGACCCGGTTCCGGGCGCACAACAGATGCTGTTTGACGGTCCCGTACTGCAGGCCAAGCTCGGCGGCTATGGCCTTGTCCGGGAAACCTTCGGCCACAAGCCGCACGCACTCCCATTGCTGCTTCGATAGCTGTATCACTTAGACCTCGAACCATTTCCGTGGACGCTTGCGCGCCTCGCCAATCGTGACCGCCGCGTTCGGCCGGTGCTTTTTCAGCGCGACCACTAGCGCCGCGTAGTCCCGCACGCCGAAGTCGCGGCGCAGGTGGTGCAGCCGGCCGTCCACGGCTTCGCGCGTGATGTTTAGGAAGCGCGCCAGGTCGCCGCGGGGGACGCCCGCGACGATGGCGTCGGCGACTTCGGCCTGCTGCGGGGTCATTTGCTGACGAGTTGCGCTTCGCGAACCGCGAGCAGGCCGTCGAGTTCGTCGCGGTCTTCGTCGGACTCGACGCTCGGGACGATGTTGCGAATCTCGGCCAGCGCGTCGTTAGTGGTCGCTTCCGTAATCATCGCGGCCACGTCATCGAACGACGGGGCGCGCGACTCGGCCACGGGCGGCGCAATCTGCCGGTTGATGGCAGCCACGGCCGACGGCTGGCGGGCGGGCGTGATGTCTTTCATGCCGCCGCCGCCGACGATGCGCTGCGCTTCGTCCTCGTCGAAGATTCCAACGAAGCCGAACGCCATGCGCGCCGCTTGAATTGTGCTTTTATGCCGCAGCATCCTGCGCGGGTGGCTGTTCCACGGCTGCGTGCCGCGTTTGCACTCGACCATGTACTCGCGGACCTTCACCGGGTGCGAGCGGTCCCGCCGGTAGATGGCGCACTCAATCCACTCGGGCAGGCCGTCTTTCCCGGCCGGGCCATCCGTGTAGTCCATGCCATCGAATGCGGGATGCTGGTTGATGATGCGCAGCCAGCCATCGACGCCGACCACCGGCACGATGCCGCCTTTGTCCGGGAACGCGTAGACCTCGCGCGTGAACGGGTTCAGGCCGTACTGGTCGGCCACCACAAGCAGCGCGACCATCTGCTCATCGGACACGTCACCCTTGAAGCACGTGGACTTGAGCGTCGACAACATGCGCTTCGGGTCGACCGAGAAACGGCCGGCCATCTTCGCGAGAATCGACGGCGGCTGCGGGGCAATCGTTGCGGGTACTGCGGACATGCTGTGCTCCTGCTTATAGCGCCCAAGAAGGCGCGTTTATGGTTTCGACCAAGCTCGAATACGCCGGCCAGTTGCCGGTCTGCTCACACTCGCGCAGCCGCACCAGTGCCGACGCGATGCGGTCTGCGGCGGCATCTACCGACGACGCATCTAGCGCATACACGCCGACGGCATACGGCGGGTCTTTCTCGACTGCGATGAACACGAACCCGGCTGGCTCTTCGCGCAGCACGACACGCGCGCCGGCCAAGTACCAGGCGGCCTGTAGCGCGTAGCCGTACTGGCCGATAGCGCGCGCGAATCCCGACGGCGAAGCGTCACGCGCGGTCTTGAGGTCAACGAGCAGCCCGTCCGGCCGCAGCCAGTCGGCGCGG